AAGATATATTTATCAGCATCCTTAGGACATTGTCCTTGGTCTCCATTAATATTGCATTTTCTTTTTACGTTAATCTTTTCACCAGTTAATGTATCTATCACAGCTTGCTCCTTATTTGTAACTTTAGGTGAGGCTTTCGCAAGAGATTAATAATATTACCAAAACAGTTAGTTTGTTTGTTTTCTCTTCTACTTGACTCACCTTCAGTTAGTTTATTTTAATTTTGCTTTTATCATGTTTTGCATTATTGTTAATAGTGCATCAGCATCATTTAATTCGCTTAGTGTAAAAAGACTAGCACTCTTACCCAATTCAGTTTCTTCTCTGTGTGAGTCAGCGCTTTCCTCATAACAATAATCAATATTGTACAATGCTTTCATTATTCTTTTTTTGTTTCTTTTATTAATCTTCATTTTTTGTTTTAATTATAAAAGGTCCATCTTCGTCTACATCTACATCAAAATCATAGAAACCTGCGTGGTCCATACATTCTCCGCAAATTGCTATATTATCTACTATTTCCATACTGTTCCAACTTTCAGCATTACAACATTCACTTAACATTCAATCCTCCTTAAAATTTCCATAAATACCAAAGCCTATAATCAGCCATAAGGCTATACCGATTGCTATTTCCATAATTATCCTTTAGTTTAAATTGTGGAGAGAGACCAGAGAACAACCTATTCAAGGTTGATTTTGAATCCTTTGCAGGAAATTGAAACAAACTCTGGTCTTTCCGTTTATAGAGAGATAAAGGGCTGACCTTTATGTGCTAAACCACAGGTACCAATGTCGCTAAACTCTCTAAGCTCTACCAAAGACGTAAATCTTTTGTCCCTGGCTGATTATTTCTGTTATAAATATCTTCAATCATGCGTAAATAGTCCTTATTGTTCCTTTGTTTAGTAAACAACTGAGGAGCTAATTCTACTTTATGTAAGAACTTCTTGTGACTGAAGTCTGGGTGGGTTAATGCTTGTTCAGTATAGGCTTTAATAAATGCTCTATGTCTGAACGTGGATTCACTGTGAGGTTTAAAGTCTACTATCTTAGACAATACACTTTCTATATGCTCTAGACTTTGACTAATCTTAAGCTGTCCTAGTTTAAAGTCTGTGAATACAGCATGAGTGCTATTACCTGTTAATATGGTTATTAATGTGGTTATAGCAAATGGATATCTCTTCACAAATGTCTGAAATATCTTATATTGCTCATGACCTTGACTAACATAAAAGTTAAGGTAATCAGCGTATCCCCAAGCCTTACCTACTGAATTAAATGAACCAATATCAGTCTTTTGCATTTCTGTAAACATGTAGTATACAGGTATTTCTAGCTTTTTACAGGCTAATAAAGTATGTTGTCCATCTAATACTTCATAATCTGGACTTACTTTAATAGGGTTTTCTTTTGTTAAGTTTACACGCATGATTTCATTCATCACGTGGTTTACTTGTTTCATAGTAACTGGTCTGTTACATTCAACCAGCTTGAACTGGTCATAATTCATGGTACTTCTAATGGTGTATGATTCTTCAATCTCATTAAATAGTTGTGCCATTTTAATCTCCTTCTTGTTAGGTGTTAATTTATACATACTATACATAAGTGTCAAGTTTACTAGATAAAACTATACTACTGTTTTAGGTTGCAGAGGCTCACCAGAGCGTATCTTCATACTGTACAAAATAGTTCTTACTAAACCGTGTCTACGACTGCACACGACATGGGAGCTACCCAAGTATGTCATTTAGCTGATATCAAGAACCCAGTAGTATATTGAGTTAGAACGATAGGCGTTCTAGTGGAATAAATAATGAAACTAAGCAGTACTGTCGTAGCGTAGCGAAGACCACTGCTTTGTTTTTTAATACATTATACTGCTTTAAATGGTTGCGGAGGAAGGAATCGAACCTTCGGAGGTGGGCTTATGAAACCCACTTGAACACCAGTTCTCCACCGCAAATCTTTGCTAGACCTTATGAATACTTTTTTCACACCGATACCCAACCCACTTACTATATTGGTTCTGGTAGTATTCCTTTACATGATTTTAAATGTACTAAGGTGAAATACATATCGAGCTATCTAGCCTTACATACGCTTTTAGCGTTTATCTTATGACATTAGATTTCTCCTTGTCTTAAATTTTTGCACAGACCATTACTTTATTAGTGAATGGATACTAAGACTATCTATGCTTTATCAGCTTCTCGCCATTGTCTACTCAATTCATATTAACTCATGAGTGAACTCCTTAATCAAAATATCTATCTTCTAGAATCTTTATAACAATATCTATTACAGTTAAATTAATGTCAAGCTCATCTTGATGACCTCTGTTATTATAATCTTTAGGTCTAGCTTTCTTTAAACATTTCTTTATATTATGTAACTGATTAATAATATCTTCATCAAACCAAACATCGTTAGTCATAACTGTCTCCTTTTAATATATACTGTTAAACATTATAAATTCTTACAAAATAGCCTAGGCAGAGCAGACAGTCTTGTTGCTTTCGTGCATTGCACCAACAACAACGCCTTACTCTACCTATCAAGCTATCCGATATGGACATCTCTCCGAATGTCAGGAGCAATATCCCACTGAGGCTTGCGAGTTCCCCAATGTATGTTGCACATCATATCTAGTGTTATTAACACTGTTTCAACAATAATTCTTAGCATGATACTAGCCCTCATGCAAGGGGATTATCGGTTCTGAAAACCTAGGAAGTAGCCTTTTCCCTAGCACGTGCAATCGCTTGCACATACGTAGGGTACTTAACTTTGCTCACTTCAATAAATGAGCCTAACCAACCTTGGAATACCCAGAACTTATCTGTTTCTAACACCAATCCCATCTCGTGTTTTCTCCTTATGGTTATATAATTAGCGTGCTTTTTAATGCACGGATTAAATAGCCTTAGGACTCTACACCCACGAAACGTGGATGCAGAGTCAAGCTCTAAGCTATTTGGAGCTGAGGGAAGCCAGAAGGAACGAAGAGTCGTCTATCTTCGGTTCTCTCGCTTGTCCAACAAACCAGTTGCCGTTACTGGTTGCCTTGGACACGAGGTCGCCAGCGAAGTCTGGGAACACCTGCTTTATGGTGTTAACAGCCTGAGCTTCCTCGGCTTGGCTCTTCACGTAGATTGCTACGTAAGTGGTGTTGTCTACCATGCCACGTATCTCGTCTTGAGTGAAGTTCTCCTTAGTAAGACGCAGTGCCTTACCCTGTGCATTACTGTTAAGGAGAGCCAAAGCTCCTCTCACAATGCCTTTCAATTGAATTTGCATAATCTTCTCCTATGCTAGTTAATGAAATGTTTCCAATTGTGACAGGGGCGCCCGAGGGCATGGACGCTTAGGGTCAACCTTGAAGTTTTTCAACGAAAAAGTGACCCTACCATGCCCGAACGGGCGGGAGTGGTAAGTGTATATATAACCCACGCACACCGCAGATATAATTTTCAAGATTTTCCCTGTTTGCGAACCCCACCCCTGGATTATGTACTATCGTCTATGAAATATGAAAGATGGAATAAGACTACACAGAGGTACGAACAGGCAGAAATGTCGTCTGATGACTTTAATCTGTATTTAATCGCCTATCAAAAAGTACAGGCAGAGTGTGCTATAGAGGATAGAATTGCCGAAATGAAGCAATTTCCTAAAAATAAATACAAAAATGATTAAAAAAGACTTGCGAAACCCCCTACTTATGTTGTTTTTTTACAGTATTGTATACAATACAGTATTGTAGTCAGTTATGTTATATACAATACAGTATTGTCAATACAGATGGTTTAAAAATCCATTTACCCTCGATAACCCCGAAAAAAAGTGGGTCGCCAGTGACCCATTTTCATTATGATAGAGTTTAGAAAGGGTAGAAAACACCCTAAAGATAAGATTGTCTTGTATAATGGTGAGGCGATGACCTTTTACGATTGGATTCTTATGGGTTTGACCTTTTTTCAGAACGAAGACAACATATATCCCCCACCAGCACAAGGCGGTAAGTATTTATTAAAGGCATTATGTGAAATATGTTGGAAAGGTGCTATGGATACTAAAATTTTAAAAAAATATAAAATCCCAATTCCTGATTATCATGGACTTTTTGAATCGAAAGCTAAAGATTAACGACTGGGTAGAAACAACTTACCCTATTTTTACAGAATCTGAGGCAAAAGAGCGGGGATTAGAGTATTCTCACTGGAAAACAGTCAATAAAGGGGAATTAGGTCTTTCAGATGATGGATATGTAGCAGAATGCTTGGCAGTAAACCAATATAAAGACGCATCTCAGGCTGTATTTCCTTATGGAAGGATGTGGAGAAGTGGTAAGGCTCAATTATTGTACGAACCTCATCGAAATGCGGGTGAATATGGTCAAACTGGAACTAGGACATGGCAAGAGAGAGAAAGTGCGCTTACCCGTACAAAAAACGCCGTTAACCTATATGTTAACATGTTTATGCAGACAGGTAAAATAGACTGGAGACAATTAGGTCAGGCTTATCGCCCAGACCAACAAGACCCCAGTGCTACAGTTAAGAGATTATTTAAGCAAGAAAGGATAAAAGGAATGGTTGATAGCAAGATACAAGAATATTTAGATAAAAGAAAGCTAGACCAAGGTGATGTACTGGATATTATAGCAGATGCAGTAGAGTTAGCTCGTCAAAATGGAGACCCCTCTAATATGTTAAGAGGTGCTGACCAATATATCAGGATTATGGATATGTTGCCTAATAAGACCCAGGTAACAGATACCGTTCAAATTGACGTGACTAAGAAGATATTAGATGAAATACAGAGTGAAGAAACTAGAAAAATTAGCTTAGAGAGGAAACAAGATGGAGAATGATGAAAGAATCAACAAAAAGGTAACGATAGTTGTTAATAAGCAGGATAAGATGAAGTTAGACATATTTTTGGCTGTATTAGTAGATGTAGCTGAAGATATGGGTATACTAGCTACAATTACAGATATTAATGGATGACGCCAGTAGAAAACAGATTCTAAGGAAAATCAAGCATGATATGATGCTTTTTGGGAAAGTATGTATTCCCTCTATGTTTTCTGCAAAATCCCCTGACTTTCACTATGAATTAGCAGGACACGTTAATAACGCATCTAATAAGCAGATTAATATTGTAGCACCCAGAGGTCACGCTAAGAGTTCTATTGTAGGTGGTATACTGCCTTTGTACCATATATTCTTTGGAGAAGGTAAAAAATTAATTGTTTTGTGTTCTAGGACTCAAGACCATGCAGTAAAGTTACTAGGATTGATAAAAGACACATTGGATTTTAGCGACCAATGTAGACAAATATTTGGATATTGGGGTCAACACTCAGCTAAGAGCTGGTCTAAGTCAGAGATTGAACTGAAAGACGGGTCAATGATAATATGTAAGGGAACAGGTCAACAGTTACGAGGAATAAAAATCGGGAACCAGCGTCCAAGTCTTATTATCATTGACGACCCTGAAGATGAAAACAACACTAAAACGGCTGAAGCTATGGAAAACAACCTAAGATGGTTGTTACAATCGGCTGTTCCTTCCTTAGACCCACGTAAAGGAAGAATTATTGTGATAGGGACTCCCCAGCATGAACGCTGTATGGTAGAAACTTTAAAAGAGATGAAAGGTTGGGTTAATCTACAATATAAACCAGACATGGAGAATGGTATTGCTCTATGGGAAGATTGGTGGTCTATAAAGAAATTAAACCAGAAAAAGGCTGAACTGGAGTCTATTAATCGTCTTTCTGTGTTTTACAGAGAATATATGTGTGAGATTGTAGGAGATGAGGACCAGTTGTTTAAAGCAGATGATTTTAGGTATTATAAAGGCGATGTATTTATTGATGATGAAAAACAAGCTTACATCAATATGACCTCCCCTGAAAAGAAACAAATCCCTATAAATATCTTTACAGGAGTTGACCCAGCATCTAGCACAAAACAGACAGCAGACTATTCAGTTATTTTCAATATTGGTGTAGACGCAGAAAATAATCGTTATATACTACCATATTACAGAAAAAGAGCTACTCCACTAGATATTGCAGAAGAAATTGTGAATAATTACAAAAAATACTATCCTCAAAAGACTAGGATTGAGAGTGTTGGGTATCAAGAGATGTTAAGGCAGTATGTAATTAAACGTTGTGAAGATGAAAATATGTTTATTCCTGGATTAAATATTAAAGAAAATCCTAGAACGAACAAATCAAGAAGACTAGAAAGCTTACAACCTATCTTTGCTAGGGGGCAAGTATACATGAAAAAAGAGATGGAACCATTTATTAATGAATTATTGTTGTTTCCACGAGGAAAACACGATGATTTACTAGATGGATTCTTTTACGCCAACAAAGGATGTTATCCTCCTCATCATGAAACACAAGAAGAACAGTCTTCTTTACTTTCAAAAGGACGGAGTTCCATGCGACACAGAGCAAATGACTGGATGCTAGCTTAAGGTTTGCGACACCCCCTAGTGACTTTTTTAAAATCCGTCACTTTATGCCACAAACCATTCATCCAGAAGTACAAAAGTCAGAAGACTTACTCGAAGATTATACAGCTCAGCGCACCGATTGGGCGACTCAGGCTATGGAAGATGATGAGTTTCGTAATAATTCCCAGTGGACTAAAGACCAAATTAACATATTAAGGGATAGGGCGCAGTCTCCTGTAGTTGACAATGTTATTCACCCTGCTGTAGAACAAGCAAAGGCATTACTTACAGCAAATAAACCTAAGTTTCAGTCTACAGGTAGAGATGACAGCGACACTAAAGTAGGTCGTTTATTTTCAGATATCATGTCTTATATATGGGATAATTCCTCAGGGAGTTCTGAACTTAAGCAAGTTATAGACGATTATTATGTAAAAGGCATGGGGGTTATGCAAGCTTATGTAGACCCTATGATGGATTTTGGAAGAGGTGAGGTTTGCTTTAAGAGTATAGACCCTCTTGATTTATTTATAGACCCTTCTGCTAGAGACACGCATGTTCGTGATGCTAGTAATTTGATTATATCTCGTTTATTTACCGAAGAGCAAATTAAGACTTTATACCCTATGGTCATGGAACCTCAAGGAGAAAACGGAGAAACTCTTTTGAGCAACATGACGACTGAAACAAATAATAGATATCCAGTCAGTTCACGAGAAAATACGGAGGACCAATCAATCGGTCCTATTATGGACGGCAATGGGAATACCACAAAAACATATCAAGTCTTAGATAGATACGAAAAAGTAAAACTCCCATTCTGGCATTGTTTAGATACGACTAATGGAAATGAGCTTATCCATGATGATGAGGGCTATCAAGAGTTAATGGAGACTCCAGCTATTATCATGGAAACAGCTCAAGGTATTACACATATTACAGATAAGCCTAAAGTTCAAGAACTTATGGCAATTCATGAATCAACAGGTGGTGTATTTCATCAAATGATGGACATGCAAACAGGACAACCTAAAATGATGGCAGGTCCTGAACATCCTGAGGCAATTCCTGGTAGTGAAACAAGATTAACAATTATTACAATTCAAGACCTAGTGGCAAAGGGAATTGTAGTATGCAATAAGGTATTGGTAGACCGCATAAAGAGGGTACTATCAGTTGGTAGGGTTTTGGTTGCTCTTCAAATAATGGACATTGAGGAGTTTCCTATCGTCACACTAATGAATAGACACAATAGAAATCCATACCCAATTAGTGATGTACGCTTTATCAAACCTATTCAAGAGTACATAAATAAGATAACCTCTTTGATTATTGCTCATGCAAGTTCATCTACCAACACTAAGCTACTGATACCTCGTGGTTCAATGAACAGGAAACAGCTCGAAGAGGAATGGTCTAGAGCTGGAACTGGTGTTATAGAGTTTGACCCTGAATTAGGTCAACCAATCGTTGCAGGACCCGTCCCTTTGCCCAACGAATTATATAAAAACAGAGAAGACGCTAAACAAAGCATATATCATATCCTGGGAATACATCCACTTCAAAGTGGAGACCCTAGTTCGGCTCCTTCTACTTATAAAGGTACTGTAGCTATTGATGAATATGCTCAAAGAAGAATCAAGTCAAAATTAGATGACATTGATTCAGCTTTAAATCAAATGGGCAAAGTTATTATAAAGCTTATTCAACAAACTTATACCGATGAGAAAGTTATACGCCTTATGAAGCCAGATGGTCAAGTAAGTGAAGTGACTATGAACGGTCCTATTTATGACGATTTTACCAATGAAGTTATTGGAAGAATGAATGATGTCACTATGGGTAATTACGATTTAGTAGTGGTAAGTGGTAGTACTCTACCTTCAAATAGATGGGCAAGATTTGATTATTATATGAATTTATATGAGAAGGGAATTATAGACCAACAAGAGGTCTTAGAACAAACTGAAGTTGCTGACACTGAAGGTGTATTAAAACGCACCAGTATTATACAACAGTTACAACAACAAGTTGAGCAACTTACAGAAGAAAATAAAGAATTAGCTGGCGACCTACAGACCGCTCAAAGAGAATCCACGAGCGATAGGAAGCGAGTAGAAGTAGAAAAATTCAAAACCAAACTAAATAACTCAGCAAATAAAACGGAACATGCCTCAAGTTTATTTGAAGCAAGGCTGAATGATGAGCTTAGTGCGGTTAAGAAAGAAAACAGGGAAGTCGAACAAAAACAAAAAAACCCCGTTGCCGTCAGTTAGACGAATGGGAAAGGAAAATAAATGATAGACGAAACCCAACAAGGCGTTGCTGAATCTACTCCTCAAGAACCTGCTGGTCAGGAATATTGGGGCGAAGAGACAAACGTTGACGTTGAACCCACAGTAGAGCTAGATGCTTTTGATGAAGCGGTAGCTCCTCCAGTTCAAGAAACTGGAACGCCAGAGAATGCAGGTGACGAACAAAAACGTTACCAGTATTGGCAATCACGGTATGACCAAAAGGCAAGTGAATTTGACGCAATGAGTGAAAAGATAGCTAATTACGAAAAAATGGCTCCGATAGCAGAGTACATTCAAAGTAATCCTGAAGTCTTAAACAATGTCGCAAGGTCACTTTCTGGTGACACCCCAACGGTTCCCTCTCAAGAGAAATCGGTGGAATTACCACAGAAACCAACACGTCCAACCAAACCTACTAACTATGATGCGACTGAAGCTTATATGGATGCAGACAGTAGTTCGTATAAATACCGAGTTCAATTAGACGATTATAGGGATAGCATGATTGATTACCAAGAACATCAAGAGCAAATGCGTATTGAAGAAAACAATAAGCGTGAAGCTATATGGCAACAACGTCAACAAGATGCTCAACGTAATCAAGCTGTAGACGGAATGAAAAATCAATTAGTTAATCAATATGGATATACTCCTGAGAAAGCTGTTGAGTTTATCAAACACTACAGTTCTCCTGAATCTCTGTCTTTAGACAACTTGGTCAATTTAGACAGACTACGCAATGCGCCCTCACAAGCAGAAGTTGCAACAAAACAGAAAGCTGAAATGATGCAAAACCAAAGCAAAAGACTTCAGGTTCCTACTCCAGCAGGCATTGTCTCTGGACAAACTGAACCTCAGTTTAATGAATCGGATTTGTTTAATCTCGGCTTGATGGCGAATAAAAAATAGACCTTGGAGGGTCTAGGAGGATAATACAATGGCAAATACAGCCGTAACAGGAGCTAAGAATCTTGGCTCATCTGGTGTTCTCTATACTGATAGAAGGGATTTCTACATTCGTCCAAATGTTGTTAAAGAGCTTTGGACTGATGTAACGCCTTTTACCACCGTTATTGCTAATCAAGCAACAATGTCTGGTATGGCTGACCCTACTTTCAAAATGTTTGAACATCGTAACCCTTGGGTTAAACAGCAGTTTGATATTGATTCAGCACACGCAAAAACAGCGTGGGGACATGACGGCTCATCCGCAGTGTCGGCAGGGTCAAACGTAAAATCTGTTAATGTAACAATAAGTAATCCAGTTGGACTTGAATTAGGTGCGAATTTAGCAGGACTTGAGTTAGAAATTTTTGACGCTAATGACGTTGCAAAATTTCGTTGTGTAGTTACAGAAGCTACTGCTACTACTATGAAAGTAGTTGCTTTAGATAATGTGACAGAATCTGCATTTGCAAATACGGATTATGCGATGGTAATTGGTAGTGCATTTGGTGAGGGAACCAATTCTCCAACTGCATGGGCAGATGACTTAAAAGTCGTCTTCAACCAGTGTCAAATTTTTAAGACACCAGTTGAAATAACAGGTACATTGCTACAGGCATCTTTAAGAGGTGTTTCTAAAGAATTAGGTCGTCTTCGTGATATGAAGTCACAAGAACACAAAATTCAAAAAGAACGTGCTTTCTTATTTGGTGCAAACCCTCAAGGTATTAATGGTACTTTTACCAATTTAGAAGACCTTACAGATAAAGACGGAAATGCACTACGTACAACAATGGGATTAATTCCTGCTCTTAACAAGCATGGAATTTCTGATGCAAGTAAGTATGAGCAAAATGTTTTTGCTTCTAGCGACATCGAAACTTATTCCAAGTTTGTAGACTCTATGGAAAAGATTTTCCAGTATGTTCCTACAAGTGGAATGAAACGTGCTTTCGTTGGAGCTGGTGCATTAGGTCATTGGTCCAAAATGAGTGGTGCTAGCGGTTTTGCTGGTGACTCAGGATGGGGTGTAGATATTGGAGATATGAAGAGAGATACTCTAGGTTTCAATTACAGAACCTTAGAAACACCTCACGGAATGCTTCAGTTGATTCCTACTCCTTCTTTAAGAGGACCGTACAACAAGCACATGGTTATTGTTAATGACGAGAATCTATTCCATGCTCAATACAGAGCGCCAAAGTTCGAGGCTTCTATACAAGCTAACGACTATGATGGAGTTAAAGACCAATACGTTTCTGACGAAGGTATCGGTATTACACTAATGGAAAGTCACGCATTGATGGTAACACCATAAGGAGGTAGCAAATGGCTAGACCTTATATGGGAGGAACCAAACCAAACGTAAAATTATGCAATGTTGCTGAAACTACTTATAATCTTATAGAAGGCGATAGTAACAAGATTATAATGGTTGGGAAAAAGAATATTACTATCAACTTACCAGCACCAAGAGCAGGCTATGCCTTTTCTTTTGTGATGCAAGCTGATGGAGATACAACTAACTGCAAGATTGCAACACCTTCAGGAGCTTTCGCAGGTCATGTTTATTCAAAAGACCTGGATAGTTCTGCTGATGGCGCAACGTCTGGAAGTTCTAGCGTTACAATTATAAATCTAGTACATGGTTCAGTCAAAAAAGGAGACCAGATAGAAATGGTCTGCGATGGTACTGACTATTACTTTAGAGGATATGTTGCTGACGTGGGAGCAATAACCTTAGCTTAAGGTTAATAAACTATAAAGGGGGGAGTTTCGACTCCCCTCTTTTAAGAAGGAAAAATTATGCAACAAAAATATACAACACAAGAAAGCGTAGCACCTTATTACAAAGCTACAGTAAGTGATGGTTCTACCGTAGTACCTGAATGTAGGGCTGTTGTAAACAGAGGGGACTCAGCATTAGTTGATTTAACTATGAATGGAGCCGTAGTAAGACTTTGGTTAGAGAAAGGCACGGTTTATCCTTTTGCCTGTACCCTAGCAACTGACACAGACGTGGTATACTTGTATTAATGGCGACGTTTCAAACACAGATTGAAGCAGTAGTTGGAAAGCCTAGGCTAGTTGGTTCTGGTCAATTAACAGAGTATCAGAATGAATTAAACGATTTTCTAAAGCAGTCAGCTATGGCAGTAATTGATGTGTTACCCAATGAAGCCTTAGCTCAAGATTCTATTTACTTAGAACGAACTAACGCTGGTTCTATTGTAGCTAGTGATAAAAAAATATTAAAAGTATTAAGAGCGAATTATGGTTGTGTTTTAGCACCTTTAGAAAGAAAAGCTTTTTACGAGTCAGGCTCAGGAAGTTTATATGAACCAACGAAGAGAACGCCTTTATATTATATCGAAGGTTCTAACGCTACGGGTTCTGTTGCAGTAATAAAACCTACTCCCACAGCTAGTGAAGTTGGTAGAGTTTATTATATAGGGTACCCTTCACCGTTGTATTCAGATTCTTCTATAACGAACTTTCCAGATACAGCAGAATATGCTGTAGTTCTAGGAGCTTCTATACGAGTATTGCAAAGCAGGATAAATGATTTAGTTCATAAAGATGAAGACCCTGAATTAGCTCAAATAGCTACACAAGAATTAGGTACGTTGTTACAGATGTACAACGATAAAATTACACGTCTAGGTGGTCAACCAATTATGGGGGATAAATAGTGGCTCAAAGTAATTCAACGACAACAAACTCTCCCGCACATGGTTATGGATTAACCCAAGAACAAATGATTGAATTAGTTCGCACTCATCACCCAAATATGCTGGAAAACGAGATAAGAGTTTATCTAAATCAAGCATTACGAGAGTTTACAAAAAGAACAAAAATTTTAAGAGGTATCTTTACAAAAGATATTGCAAATGGTGTTAGGTGGTATCAGATAGACGATGAAATAGTTTCTATTAATAACGTTTATTTTGACGGAAAAAAGATAGAAAGAATGATTCAATCTCCAGATGAGGAGGATATAACATAATGGCTAAAGTATATTGGATAGATAAAGATGCGTTGGCTATTGCTGATATGAGTTCTGATAGAAAAACTTTATCAGGACCAACAGCAGGTTCACTTAGTTTGCATTGTTCCAGACATGATTCTCCTTTCGTATCTCCTGACAATGGAGCAAGCGTCTCAGGGGTAAGGGTAGAAACTGGAATGGTTGAATCTCCTGTGATTCCTGTAGAATATCATGAAGCTATCTGTTATAAGGCAATAGCTCACGGCTATGAAAAAAGATTAGATACATTGCCTCAAGCAAAGTATTTCTTATCAAAGTTTGAAAAAGCAGTAGCATCAGGAAAGCAAGAAGCAAATACTCACAAGTCAGAAGAAGGTTCTGTAGTTATTCAAGGGAGGGAGTTCTAATGGCATTAAAAAAAGGAGGAGCGGTTTCAGGAGATGGAATCGGAGCTTGGGCTACGTCTTCAGTTTTATGGAGACAAGGCTTATCTTGGAAGAGTGTTACGAGCAAAGTATTGGTTAAGATGGAACCAGCATCAGTGGTTCCTTCTGTTAGAGTACCTATGCCTACGGCTTCAGTACAGCCTTCCACTTTAGTTCCATTAAACCTGGGCTAATATTATGGCAAATCTAACAAGCTATACAGTAAGTGAAACTTACAAAGACTTATTAACTGTGCTAGGAAGTACGGCTAATCAAGGGCTGGAAAACACAGCGAAAAGAGTGTTTGACGGTGAGGGAACAGGTAGTCCGTTGTACCTTGGTACAACAACCTTAGATGTAGTGGGTACTACAACTTTTACAGGAGATGTGACGATTACAGGAACCTTAGCGCCAAGCAAGTTCATAATAAAAACAGAGACATCAGTACCAAGTAGTCCTAGTACAGGAGAAATTTACATACATGGTGGTGAGGTCTACATAAACCTATAAGGAGAATATACTATGGGTGTTGTAAAAATTGCTAGAGAAACCTCGGCAAACACAATAGCACAAAACACGACTGGTGGTTCAGCTAAATGGAACAATGCTAGAACTATCACTCTTGGCGGAGATTTATCAGGAAGTGTTTCTATTGATGGTACAGCTAACGTCACTTTAACGTCTACAGTTAGAGATGATGCGGTTGAAACAACAATGATAAAAGATGGTTCTGTAACTACAGCTAAAATCACAGCAGATAACATTACAAATGCGCTAATCGCAGATGGAGCAATTAATCCTGAAAATCTTAGTGGTACACTAGGAAATGGAACTGCTGGAGATATTTTAGTTTCTGATGGTGATGGTACTTTTAGTTGGGAGACTAGACCAGTAAATAACAATACGCTAACTCTTGTTGGTGGTGTTGGTATGTCAGATACCATTGGTGACTTTACTGCAAATCAAGGTTCAGATGAATCATTAACGATTAATTTAGCTATTGATGATTTAGCAGATGGTGGTGCTGACTTGGCGGCAGGTGACAAATTTGCTTTTTATGACTTAAGTGGTTCAGACCATAACAATGCAACCATTACACAGTTATCTACTTTTCAGGCAGGTGCTGGAATAGATGCAAATAGTGGGGTTTTGAGTATTAATCTAGGCTCTTTAAGTTCATTTGATGCAATTCAAAAAGGCGATGGTCTTATTGGTTTAGATGGAAGTAATAGTGGAGCAACAGGAAAAACTACTGTCGCAGATGTTGGAGCTTTTTATGCTGGAACTGGTATTTCGACTGCTTCAGATGGAAAACTGCATGTAGACGCTACTCAAGCAATTACTAACATTAGTGGTAATCTTGAAATTACTGGAGACTTAACTGTTACTGGTAAAACAATTACTACAGCCACTGAAACATTAGAAATTGCTGACAATACAATGATATTAAACTCTGACTTGACAGGTTCAACAGCAGTTGATGCTGGTATGGTTGTAAACAGAGCTGATGCTAGTGGTGATAAATACAAGCATCTATTTTGGGATGAATCTAAAGGTGGTTGGGCGATTGGTACACACGATACGAGTTCAGCAATGCCTGCAACTTCCAACTTGCTCATGGTAAACGCTGTAGTGTCTGGAACACCTGACGGCACAGAAACAAATGTTGGTGGTTTAGTTTTCGATTCAGGTTCTGATGAAATCTACTTGGTGACATCTTAATTGTCTCGATACACAAAAACAAAACAAGAAGTCATGCCTAATCAAGAGCCTTCAATTAAGCTCAACGTAAAAGACACTGACTTTTTATTAAAGGTACTAGGTCGCTCTACTTTCGATGGTTCGGAGGTAGAGCAGGCTTATATCGTAATTCAGAAAATAGGTCAACTACATAGGAGTAATCTCGATGGCTAATAAGAAAGAAACCCCAGAGGCACTTACTAATGATGATTTAGTTGTAATTGAACAAATTATTCTTCAAGCAACTATTAAGGCTTCAGATGCTACAATAATAGCAAGTATTCTTACTAAACTTAAAAATATGATAAAATAATATGGGTGTAAAAAAACTCGCATTTAGTAGTGACGTATCATCAAAGCTCGGTCTTTCTGGAGGTACACTTACTGGTGGCATAGAAATAGACAGAAGTTCTGACCCTTATGTCCGTGTAACAGATGGTACTAAAATTATGTATGCAGGGTATATCACTTCTTCAAGTGGTATGCTAGGTACTACAACTAATCATCCTCTAGAAATAAGAACTAATAATACTGCAAGACTGACTTTTTCTAATAGTGGTATATCTACATTTAGTGGAAATGTAATTATGAACGCAAGTTCATCAGTAGCAGTAGCTATTACAAATACAGATACGACAGATGGCTATGGTTTAGCAGTCGAATCTCAAGGTACTTCAAATACACGCTACAATGTAATTTTTAGAAATAATGATGAAAGCGTAATCTATGGTGGTATATCTACAATGACTAACCAAGTAGGTCATTGGGGAATAGGTTATACTCCTGCAAGTACATTAGCAAGCAGATTATCTGTTAATGGTGGTGTAAGTATAGGAAGTAATACTGCAACCGCACCTACTAATGGATTGCTTGTTAGTGGTGATGCTTCATTTGGTGGAAAAGCTACTATTACTGGTACAAGTGGTTCAGTTGTATTAGATGTTCATACTGGAAAAGCTACTTTTGGAGATGCTGGTACAACTTATTGTACAATCAATCAAAATACTCTTATGTTTAAATCTGCAACTGGAGATATTGGAACATCAACCGAACATAATGTACATTTTAAAACTAATAGCACCACAAGAATGACTATTAGTTCTAGTGGACTTACTGGAATTCAAGAATCTTCTCCAACTTCTCAGTTACACTTAAAAGTATCATCTGCATCGCATGGAGCAAATAACGCTCATAATTTCAGAATTACAACTGGTTCAGGTGGTACAGGCTCATCTATAATGATGGGAGTAAATGATGGGAACTATGGTTGGATAACTGCTAAAAATTTAGGAACAGCCGAATTACCACTTTACTTAAATCAAGGTGGAGGTGACGCTCAATTCGGTGGCAAATTAGGTATAGGTAGAACGCCTGTAAATTATCCTCTCGAAGTTGCAGGTCATGTAGAATTAAAAAGTAGTGGTCGTGTATTTCTTGAGACAGGTGGTGCGATTGCTGATAATGGTTCAAATAGTTGGTTAATGATACCTAAAGATGGTTCTTCTAGACAAGCTTTTTATACAGCAGGTTCATTGGCTATGTATTTTGCAAGTGACCAAGTTGCTACATTTTCTAATAATATTTCTATTTTCAAAGCTAGCAATAGTGGTAATCCTGAATTCCATGTAGGTGCTTCTGCAACAGAGAAGTTACATATTCAATCTGTTTACGCTTCAGGAACTCAAACATTATCGTATGTGACCTTTAATACTTATACTGCATCTACTACAGCTAATGCAGGACAAATATACTTTGCAGTTGATGAAGACTATAAGCTTAACATTCATGATAGTGGAGTTACAGTTACAGGTGATGCTACATTTAGTGGAGATATTAGTATTACAAAAGCTAGTAATGCCTCTATTATATTAACAGAAACAGGTGCTAGTGCATTACGAATTGATTCTAGAAGTGATGGTGCTGTTATAAGGCAACAAACACAAGATAAAGATATATATTTTGATGTTAATGACGGTGGTACTAATACAGAAGTAATAAGAATTAAAGGTTCGGATTTATCTACTGCGTTTAGTGGTGCTGTTGGATTAGAAAACAATAAGTATTTTACAGGAAAACAAACTAACGGAACTGTCAATAACTTAATAGGGGTTAAATCAGATGGGTGGATAAGCATAGGACATAGTGGTTATGGCGTAGTTTTTGCGAATGGTGGTGGAAGTATTGATGGTGCAGGTAAATTTTATATTAGCAATGATGCTACGTTTAGTGAAGATATATTTTTAAAGGATAATAAATATTTATACTTAGGGGATGATAGTGACTTAGAGGCAATCCATACAGGTACTCATGGTCATATTATTAACAATACTGGTAATCTTTATTTAAAACAAAATTCTTCAGGTGCTAGTATAGTTTTTCACACAATGTTTAGTGGGAGTTCTCAAGCAGTTTTTGAAATAACTGATGCAGGAATTTATCAAGGTTTAGGAACGACTCAACTTCATGGTACAGGTAAGATTAACTTAGTTAATAAAACTGCAAATAACGCTTGGACAGGGTTTGATATTCAACATAACTCTAGTAATGGCTTAGATATAATAAAGAAGTCTTATAGTGGTTCAGGGGATGTAACTGCTATAAATATTAATACAGCAGGTGCAGTTACTTTTGCTACATCTCCTGTTTTTACAGATTTACAATCAAAATATTCAAGTCAATACCCAACTACTGCAACACTATCAACTGCTGATACAGTTGGTAATTTAAATGTTGCTCAAAGTAATGGAGCGCCTTGCGAATTAAAATTTCAAATTAATGGAACTACCAATACAAGTTTAATTCCAAATGTGAGCTATCATTGGACTACTAATAGTGTAGGTAATACAGCTTACAATCAATACTTTAAAATGGCTGATGGAACAAACATTGGTCAGATAGAATTTCATCCTACAGGGACATCTCAAATAGTTACTAGAGTAAATCAACCTCTAGCCTTTGGTGTAAATAATTCGCATAAGATAACTATTGGTACAGATGGAAAGACTACATTTGGTGGTCGAGCGCATATAAAACTTGCAACAGCAGGCAGTTCTGTTGAAGCGAATACTGAAAATGATGATTTAGTTATTGAAACTAATGGAAACACAGGAATGACTATGTTGTCTCCTGATGCTAACGATGTTGGTTTAGGGTGGGGAAGTGCTAGTTTAAATAGAGCAGTTTTAGCTAAATGGAACTACGACGCTAATTCTTTTAGGTTTAGAACAAATAAATCTAATGCTATTATGGTATTTGGTGGTGGAGAAAGTCTTAACACTCTTACTTTAGATGGTAGTGGTAACTCTACGTTTGATGGAAAGGTAAGAATTGGAAGTAGTGGAAGTCCTGATGTCCAACTTCATGTACAAGAAACAGCCTCAAGTACAGATTTAATTGCAAAGCTTGTAGCTACTAGAGATGTATATTTACAGTTTTGGGCTGATGGCACTATTGATTATGCTTTAACAAATGGTGTTCAAGGAGCTAGAGATTTTAGCATATATAATTACCCTAATAATCGCCACGACTTAACATTTGCTAGTGATACAGGAAATGCTACGTTTAGCGGTGTACAATTAAATCATATTTCTAACACAGATGCACAGATGCTTGTGAGGTCTACTTCTGCTTCTCATAATGCTAGTATTACTATTGATTCAGCAGGAACTAGAGATGCAGTATTTGGACTTCATTCAGCTAATACTTATAAATGGTTACTTTACAATAAAGCAAATGATAGCCATAAATTTAAAATTCAAGCAGGAGATGGCAGTACACCTTTTATCTTAGAGCAAGGTGGTAACGCTACGTTTAGTAGTTCTGTAACAGCATCAACATATACAAGTAATGACAATATTACTATTAAAGGAGCTTCAGGAGCAGATGGTCGAATTGACTTAGGTGCTAATGCAGGAGCTTCTAATGGAAATTGGTGGAGAATACAATCTACTAATTCTGACTCATTCTTTAAAGTTCAAAGTAAAGCTACAGGAAGTTATGTTGATAAATTTTCATTAAATACAGTAGGCGATGCTACATTTAGTGGTACAATACATACTAAACTATCTAGTGCAGGAAATTCTATTACTGCTCATGGCGATGCTGATAATTTAGTAGTAGAGTCAGGAAGTGGTAATACAGGTATTACTATACTAAATCCATCTACTAATCATGGTGCTATTTTCTTTGGGGATGAAGATGATGCTGATGCAGGTAAGATTGATTACGACCATGATTCTAATTCAATGAAATTTGCAGTAAATGGTTCAGCATTAGGTAGTTCAGCATTAGTTTTAAATTCAGATTCTTCAGCTACATTTAATGGTAAAATAACCTCAACTGGAGTAACAGCTACACACGAACTACTACTTTTAAATGCAGGTGAGGGAAATCATTATCCTTACATGAGAATCCAAAGGAATAATGGTAGTTATAAATGGGATATAGGTATGAGTAGCGATAGTCTTTCTGCCTTGTTCTTTAAAAGGTCTGATGGTTCTAATGCTTTAAAATTAGATACTGATTTATCTGCTACGTTTAGTGGAGATGTTATTGTTAATGATGCAGGTCTACAACTTAAAAGCACTAATGCAGGTGCAGATGTAAATCCAACTTTATCTTTAATCAGAGATTCGGCTTCTCCTACTATTGGTGACAAATTAGGCATGATTGAGTTTAAGGGTGAAGATACAATGGGTGCATCTGAAAACTACGTTGATATGTATGCTTTTATTGATGAAGTGACTCATTCTATTGAACGTGGTGGATTGCATTTTAGAACGATGAAAGGTGGAACAAAAGCTGAGATACTTACTCTAAAAGGAGATACAGTAATTATAGGTCATAACTATGATACTACTGCTGATGGCAAACTTCATATTGCAGGTATTGATGGTGTAGGTATTGCCTTAAACAATGCTTCCAGTGGAAACAACAACATGATTCGTTTTCAAAATGGAGGTCAGGATAAATGGGATATTGGTCAAAATGGAAATGGAGACCTAAGTATCTATGCTTACGAGTCAAGTGAAACTATTATAAACATTGATGGTGGAACAGAACATGTTACATTTTCAGATAGAGTTTATGTTAGTGGCTCAACCTTAGTCACATCAGATATTAGATATAAGAGCGATATCGCTACTATCACAAATAGCTTAGACACAGTTTCAAAGCTAAGAGGAGTTAGTTATAAAGATATTCGCACAGACGAAGACAAACTTGGTGTAATTGCTCAAGAAGTTGAAGCAATACTACCAACAGTGGTAGCAACAGAGGAACACAAATCTGTTGACTACAATCAAATCATTCCAGTGTTGATAGAATCTATCAAGGAATTAAAAACAGAAGTTGAATCACTTAAAGCTAAACTAGGAGAATAAAATGGCTGATAAGTTCACAAAGAAAGCAGTATCAGATAGCAATGATTGGAAAGATGTTCTTGTCGAAAAAGAGCATCAGCCTGCTAAAGTAAAGTCTACTGTTTCTTACAAGCAGTTAGAAAATCAAGTTGCAAACATAGATACGCAAATAGCGAATCTAGGAAATCAAAAAGCTGAAATAGAAGCTGAAATGGCAAAAGTCAAGAAAGCAGTTGAAGCGTAAATACAAAGGAAAACCAATGGCTAAAAAAGAAAAACAAAAGCCTGATACAATTACGTTACCTAATGGTAAGGAGTTTGTGATACAGGACTTAAAAGATAAAGAACAGATGTTGTGTCATCA